TATGCCGTCCGCGACGTCGTTGCGCCCATTTTTGGTCTTGAACCCGGCCTGCCGCATCGCGGCGATGAAGCTCGTGGCGCTCGGGTCGATGATGAACTTGAGCGGTTTGCTCAGCCCGCGCACGAAGTCGGCCATGTCGGCCACATAGTCGGCGTCCGTCTTCTGGTGCCCCGTGTCGCGGCCCGAGTAGCGGTACTCGTCCACCACGTGCCACACCTTGCCGTCAAATGCCCACAGAAGCGCCGCGAAGGCGTTCTGCGTGCCGTAGTCGCAAGACACCGCGTACTTGGCGGCGCTGCCCGTATACCGGCTCTCCAGCGCGCCCTCCCAGTCGGGGTAGACCAGGCCCTCGGCCAGCGTCCACTTGCCCAAGATGTAGCGGTCGTAGTACACGCCGCTGCCGTAGTCCTTGATGAGGGCCTCGATGACGTCCGGTGCCAGCGCGCCGTCCCAGATCGTGTAGTCCTGCCTATAGATGTCGCTGTCGCCGTCGAGGAACCGCTTGAACCAGTGGTTGGGGCTGTCGGGGTTGCAGGTGCCGTCGAAGCGGCTGTGCTCGCAGCGCAGGCGGCTCTTGAGCATCTGGAAAACGTCTTCGCTCCACGTGGCGACCTCGTCGCCGTAGACCCACTCGAACGTGGCGCCCTGAATCTTGGATACGCTTGTCTTCTTGTCCGCCCCGAGGCAGTAGACCTTGCGCCCGAATATCTGGGCCGTGTTGTCCCGCCCGATCTGGCTGACGACGTCCTCGCTGTAGAGTGAGCGCATCGGCTCGAGGATGTTGCGCTCGAGCGTCGAGCGGGTGTTCCCGATCATCACCGCCAGCCCCTCGCCCCTCATGGCGAGAAGCCTCTGCGGTATGGTCACGGCTATGTCGACGTAGCTCTTGCCCGAGCCCGTCGCCCCGCACTTCACGTTGTAGCGGTGCGTGCAGTTGGCGAGGTACTCGCCCTGCATCCTCGTGAGCGGCATCGGCTACTCGTCCCCGCCGATTGAGGACGGCACGGACAGCACCAGCTCCTTGGCGGCCTTGAGCACCGCCGTGTCGGTGGTATCCATGATGCGCTGCGCCTTGGCGTACTCCTGCGGGTACTTGCGCTCCAAAAGCCACGCCGCCGCCTGCCAGCTGTCGTTGCTTGCATCCATGATGCGGCCCACGAGCGTCGCCTTGCGCTCCACCTCGGCCTTTTTCATGGCTTGACACAGTTGACGTTGATTGTCGGTTCTGGGGTGGTTAATCCAGCGGCTGTATGTCTCGGGGGCCACCCCGAGATATGCGGCGATGTCCTTGTCGGTCATGCCGACGCGGCACAGGCGGAGGGCATCCTCGATGCCCTCCTTTGTCAGTTTTTCACGCCCTTTTCCCGCCACAAAATCACGTTTCCGCTGGTAGATAGCCATATGGAAACGCGAACGTTCCCACCTTTTTACGCACGTGGACAAGCGCGTGCGTTTGCCCACGAGCGTAAAAAGGGGGTAACGTTCAAAGAAAAGGCCCCGGTTTCCCGGGGCCTTTCGGCTACTCGACCTTGGTCGACATGATTCTGATCACCTCGGCCAGCCTCTCAAGCGTCTCCGTCCAGCTTCTGCCGTCTGTGCGCGGCCTGTCGTATGCGGTTGCTCTCCGCCTCTTCCTCGAGCCGCCTTTTCCGCTCCGCCAGATAGCACCCCTTGCATAGCCTCCACTTCTTCGCCTGCGCCGACGTGTCGAACACGGGCCGCGCGTCGCACACGATGCACAGCCCATCCGTTCCGGTCGAGAAGCGCCCGTACCGCTGCCGCGCGTGCCTCACGGCGCTCGGCGTAACCCTCAGCTCCGCCGCGAGCTCCGCCGCCGTTCGCTCCGGGTGCGCCTGCATCCGCCTTATCATCTCGTCCGTCCAAAGGACATAGGAGGAGCGCCCCTTCCGGAGCGCCCACTCGTCCCTCAACGGATGTGTTGACTTTGTAGATGGGCCTTTCGGCCCATCTCCTACAGGTGGCCTACACGCCATTCGCATACCCCCTCGCGCTCGGTTTGCTTCGGCTACCATACCAAGCGCCGGGGACCATCTCACGCACGGCGCTCGATTATCGACCCGCAATCAGGGCAGTAAGTTGCATCCAGTAGGTATAGCGCAGTGCACCCACACTCAGAACAGGCTGTGCGCCCGTCCTCGTCCTCGATAAGGTGGCACGTCGGACGGTCGATTAGGTCTGCAATGTCGAGTGCTTCCACGGCATTAATGGCCTTCTCGCTGACATACGCTCGACGGTCTAGTAGTTCCGAAAGTAAATCGTCGACATCGACGAAGGAACCGAACATCCCCGGTATCCCGTAGTTCCTAGCGCTGATCATATCTCGCAGGTTCTTAGCCCTCTCGCGGCGCTTCTCGTCGGTAGTCATTCGTCTCCACCTTTCGGGTCGATGAGGTCGGCGAGCTTTTCGAGGACAACATTGAAGTCGTGGTAGTCCTCGAAGCCGACCACCACCTCGACGAGCTCGTCGAAGAACTGCTCCTTGTACTGGATGTAGCGGCCGATTGTAAGGTTTCGCAAATTCTCGGCCACCTCGCGGCGCTCTTCATCGCTAACCCTCATACAGCACCTCAAGCCCGTACGCGACGGCGGCATCATGCTCGATGCGGCATCCACGTGCGTTCTCCCAGCCTTTGCAGAAGTAGGCCGCATGGCACAGGCTCATGTTCTCAAGAGATTTCGCGAGATAGCAGAGCGGGACCTGCACCACGCCGCGCTCCTCCATGGCCTCGCCGCTGTACCACTCGTCGGTGAACAGGGTGTTTACGAACTCGTAGCCCATCTCGCGCAGCTTAGCGTGCGCCTTATCCCTCGTCTCCGCGATTTCCTCGTCTGTCTTACCAGCCATAGGCTGCGAAATCATCGCTCGCTTATTCATTTGTCATCAACCTCAAATTGGTAATCATTCGTCCATCTTCTCCAGCTTGCGCCCGCAGAACGGGCAGAAACTGATCGGGATGCTCCAGCTTCCATAGTTGTCATGAGGGTGGTCGACTATGATCACCGGGTATCCGTTGAGCATCCAGCGGATGAGAATCTCGTCCGGACCGCCCTCGGCAGCATCGAGGCCGTCGTAGCCTCTGCAGTAGTCGCACATCAGTCCTCACCCCTCAGCTTGCGGATGCGCTCCTTGATGTCCTTTAGCGCATACGAGTCACCATGACATGGGCCGTCGCCGTCCAAGATGCATTTGAAACAAACTCCGGACGGGTTGTGGTACGAACAAAGGCCGTCTGCCTCGATGCACCTGTCCAAGTCATCCTCCAATTTCTCCCATGTGTCGGGCTCGGGCGTGGTGAGGTACACGAGTGCTGGGTCGAGTGCAAATCCACGGTCGGTAATCGCACGCCATTTGTTCGACCATCCGTCACTCAAATCAAAGTCCGTGGTGAATGTCCAGCGCACGATGCTATATACGTTCCCGTCCCGGTTGAACAGCGCCACGGTGTCAAGCGGAATCTCACGACCCTCGGCGTCCTTTGGCAATTCGACGCTCATCACTCAACCTCCTCGTAGTCGCGGCACTCGCCGCACTCGTCCTCGCAGTACAGCAGGTTCCCCATGAGCCACGCCACGGCCCACTTCGCCAGGCGCCAGAACCCTTCCTTGCGCTCAGGCGCCTCCGCGTCGTAGGCACGCTCGAACTCGAGGTGGCAGTAGCCGTAGTCGACGTGGATGTCGCTGCCGCAGAAGTGCCTGCAGTTCCCGCACATCCTGGGCTCGCAGGCCCCGCCGAAGCTGCGCTCGATGGCGGCATCGGTCACCCCTATCGGGTAGCCGCCGACCCTCGAGTCACTCATCGCAGTCCGCCCCCCCTACGCTCTCGTCGAGCAGGTCGATGGCATCCCCGACGGTCGCCTCGATGCTCGTCAGCTGGCGGCGCAGGTTCTGCACGAGGTTCGCGCCGGCGACCTCCGCCCTTCCCGCCTCGTAGGCGCGCTCGATCATGTCGACTACGGCCACCTGCATCGCCGTGTCGTTGTAGCCGCGGCGCACGCGGTACTTCCCCAGGTAGGCGTGCGCCCTGTCCTGCGGCCTGCACTCGCGATCGAAATGGAACACCTCGACCGCGTCGGCCTTGATCTGTTCCAAAGTCTCCATCAGATTCGTCTCCCCTCAGCCAGCGCGGCGCGCATGGCGTTGACCTCGCGTCCCGCCTCGCTCCTCGTCCCGAGGTACACGTCCACGGGCCGCCTGCTCTCGTTCCTGTGAGCCACGTTCTCGCACCAGCCGCAGCAGTACCGCTGGTGGGCGCCCCTTGCGCGGAACCGCCTGCCGCACTGGCGGCACACGAGCACGTTGCCCCCTCGCATGTCCAACGACTCATCCCTCATGGCGCGCCTCCCAGTAGTTGCACCTCGCGAGCCCCTGCGTGGTGTGCACGAAGTCGGGGCAGCGCATGCACGTGTAGCGACGGCGCCCCTCGCCCGACGCCGCCATGGCCGTCTCGCTCACGGCGCAGAACCCGCACGTCTCGCAGCGGGCTCCGCCCGGCTCGTCGTCGTAGATGTCGGCGAACCCCTTCGGTCTGCCCATGTTCTCGCTCCTCTCGGCGTCCAAGCTCATGACGCCCTCCTCTCGCATGCGGCCCTCGCGTCCAGCAGACGCCGCGCGTCCTGGTACGCCTTGAGCGCCACCGGGTCGGCGGTCGTCCCCCTCGGGGCCTTCACCTTCGCCGGGTCGATGCCCGGGTGCTCCTCGCGCCACCTGCGCTCGAGCTCCGCCCTCGTCTGCTCGGGCGTCCTCGTCGGCTTGAACGTGGCGGCCTGAATCTCGGCATCGGTCGGCTTGCCGCGGGCATGGGCCTCGGCGTCGAGGCGCTTCTGGTTGCCGTTCCACAGCATCGCCGCGGCCTTGAGCGAGGTCACGGGCATCCCGTTCGAGCGGATCCAGCCCTGCGACTCGTAGTGCGCCCAGAACTTGTCGGGGTCGCCGCTGATGCAGTTGGCGGCGAAGTACGCGCGGCACTCGTCCAGGGTCGGCGGGGCGAAGCCGTCTGCGTCGCCGCCGCGCGTACCATCAACACAAGCTAGGCTAGGTAAAGCTAGGCTAGGACAGGTTAGGTTAGGGTTTTCGCTTTCGGAAACCTCGGTTTCGGGTTCTGAAAACCTAGGTTTCCCGTTTTCAAAACCTAGGTTTTCGCTTTCGGAAACCTCGGTTTCGGGTTTTTGCTCAGGCTCGGGTTCGGGCTCCGGCTCGGCCTTGGCCTTGCGCGGCCTGCCGCCCTTCTTGGCCTGCTCGCGCTTGTTCTTAGAGTTGTCGATGGCGTTCTTGAGTCCCTTGAAGGCCCTTTTGACGCTCTTGGGCAGCTCGATCTCGACCCCGTGGAGGCCGTACATGAGCACCGCGTCCGCGAGCATCATGCGCTCCCTCATGTCCTCGGGGTCGTTCGGATCGTAATCGTCGTAGAGCTCGGCTATCGAGCTGGCGAAAACCGTGAAGTCGTTGGCCATCAGAACCACCCCCAGAGAAGCGAAGAGAAGAACAGGAGACCCGCGGAGAAGGAGGCGGCGAACAGGGCCGCCTCCCAGTGGTCGCGGATGATGTCGGGTACGTGCCTCATCAGAACGGCACGTCCTCGTCGTAGAACTCGGACTGCGGGGCCGCGGCGTAGGCCTGCTGGGCGCTCCACTGCGGCGCGGCCTGCGCCTGTGGCTGCGCGGGCACCGTGTTCGCGAGGCTCTGCTGCGGCTGGGCCTGCGTCTGCCCCTCACGGCGCACCATGACCTCGATCTCGTCGACGATAACCTCGAGCTTCGAGCGCTTCTGGCCGTCGCGCTCCCAAGAGCTGTAGCGCAGCTTGCCCTCGATCGCGACCTTCATCCCCTTGGCGAGGAAACGGCCAACGGCCTCGGCGCGGTTGCCGAACATGGTGCAGTCGACGAAGTTGGGATAGTCCTCCCACTCGCCCGTCTGCGCGTTGCGGCGGCGGTCGTTTACCGCCACGCCGAAGGACAGGACCTGCGTGCCGCCGGCGGTGGCGCGAAGCTCGGGGTCGCGGGTGAGGTTGCCGCTGATGTTCACTCGGTTGATGCTCACTGCCCGTCCTCCTTCGCGGTCATGCAGCCCTTGATGGCATCGACGAGGCGCGGCCCCTGCATGTAGCCCAGGCCGCTCACGCGGCGGCCGTTGCGGATATGGCACACCTCGACGATCTTCTGCGCCGTGACCGGGCCGATGCCCGGGAACGAGCGGGCGAACTCCTCGACCTTGAGCCTCTGCGCGATGGGTGCCTCGATGGCGACCTCGGGCGGGATGTTCCCCGCCTTGCAGGCGGCCTTGAACGCGGCGCGCTCGCGGCGCGTGTGGATGGCCTTCGCCATCGCCTCCTTGCGCTGCTCCGGCGTTCGGAGCGGCGGCAGGTTCTTCTCCTCCATGTCCTACATCCTCTCGACGTATCCGTGAATGCCGTTCTCGACCATGACGGCCCTCACGCGGCGCAGCTCGTCCGCCGTGGCGCACTCGATGACCACGCGGTAGCCCCCCTGCGGTGCCGAGGCCGCATCCTCGGCCACTTCCGGCTCGGGGCGCGACGGGACCACCCGCACACACCTCGGCACGCCCAAGGGCGGCTCAGGTTCCTCGACGGGCATCGGCTCGGGCTCGGGCGGCAGCGGCTCGGGCTCCGGTGCGGGCGCCATCGCCTGCTCGTAGGTCGCCGCGAGTACGGCAGCCTTGGCGACCTCCTCGCGGTGCGCGGCGACCGCTGCCGCCACCTCGCCCGAGTCCGTCGGCAGGGTCCTCGTCCACCACGCCACGGCCCACGCCTTCTCGGTCTCGTCAGCGTAGTCAAGGCCGTTGACGAATTTGAACTGGTGCAGCAGCTCGCCCACGCGGCGCTCGATGATGTTCTTGGCCTTGACCTCGCCGAAGCTCGCGTTGAGCCACTTGTCGCCGGCGATGCGCTCGTAGGGCACCAGCGGCCCCATCTCGCCCGCGAGGTCGTAGTAGTGGCCCTTGAGCGCTGTGAGGCGGCGTTTCCTGCACTCGCCGTCGTATCGGTCGATTTCGGCCTTGTACTCATCGGAGAGCCTGTCGATTGGCGCTGTGATCTCGCCGATGGTCTTGTCGAACGTCTTGAGCAGGTCGCTGTACTTCTTCTTCGCGGCCTTTCGCTGCGCCTCGATGGGCTTCTTCACGTCGTTGACCGCCGCGCGGTACTTCTTCGCCGCCTTGAAGTCCTCGTCCTTCTCGATGCGCTTGACGTCCATGTAGTCCGCCAGCTTCTCGTCCACGTTCTTCTTGAGCTTCGCCAGCTTGTCCTCGAGCGTGTCGTCGATGGCGAGCGACGCCACCAGCGTGTCGAAGTCCTCCTCGAGCGGCACGGCCTCGACCGCCAAAACCTCGTCTGCCATCAGAAGCCCCCCAGAAGGTCGTCGTCGGTCGCGTACTCGGCGGGCGCGGGCTCATAGGCGGGCGCGGGCTCCGGCTCGGGTGCGGCGGGCTCGGGCTGCGCCTTGCGGGCCGCGATCTCCTCCTCCATCCACGAGGCCGCGCGGCGCGCCTGCATGAGCGTCATGTCGCGCATGGAGCC